AGCTTGTTTGCCAATATAATCTTCAGCAAGTCCCCAACCTTTTGCTTTATATGTTGGCCAATCAGATTTATCAATGACAATAACTTTACCATCTTTAGAAATCATTGTTTCTTTATTCTTATCTTTTAATTGTCGAGGTAATTTTCCCTCATTGATAGGATCTCTATATTCCCTTGCTTCTCTCAAAGCTTCTGTCATTGTTTTTCTATACATTATAGTTGTTCCTTCATCTTTGCAACTGCCTTATTAAGTTCTTCTTTCCAGCGCTCTTTGTATCTTTTCTTATATTTATCTATTGTTTCTTCTTCATTTGCAAAATTCTCAATGTCTTTTTGTTTAATTTCTTCACTATGTTTCTTAAAATTAAGTATAGGTTGACCTGGGGTCATCTTCATTGTATGCTGAGCATAATCGTGACCTATTTCAAAGTGTTCAAAGAGTCCTGCCGATGTTAATGAATCCCTTAATTCTCTTGCAGGCACCCCTATGAGAGAAGAAATATGTAAAAGTGCTTTCTGTTTCTCCATACCTTTTGATATCATATCTTTGAATTGTTGAATTCCTGCCTTAATCTTCTTTCTATCTACTGTAAATCTTCTTAAATATCTAATAACAGTATCAATTCCTTCTTCATTTAATTCGTTTTCTAATTCTTCTAATACATTTGTTTTCTTTTCAGGTTGTTCTTCACTCATTTGTATATCATATAACCATGCCTTCTTGATAAGACCATCTGATTCAAATGAAACATAATTAGAACCTCGTCTAACAATCATACCTTTTGTGCCGTCCATGTGTTCAACCATATCGCCAACATTAAATAATCTTTCTTGATGATATTCTTCTCTCAAATCATTGTTTAAAAAGTTAGTAAAGTTTTCTACACCCTCTCTAATACCCATACCTTTCTTAACAGCAGTAAATAATGCTTTACTATCTGAATCTGAAAGTCCAGGAACACCAGATTTAAAACTTCTATAATCATTTTTCTTTGCCATTTCTCTCATCTTGGATGCTGACATACCAGTTACGCCTTCAGCGTCTGGATCTCTTTCACCAGATGATACTAATTTGATTGACTTGTAATTATAATCTTTGCCATTATATTTGTCTGAAAGTTTTTGAAACTCACTTACTCTATCACTACCTGCAATCATAATTATATTGCCATACATCTTATCAAAAAATTTAAGTATCTCCATAAATGTTCTTTGTGATCCACCAGCTGCCTTTATGGTATTCTGTGGGAACATCTTTTTCAAAAACTTTACTTTAGTTTTAACATCTAATGGATTACTTCTTTTGTCGGTTGAGGCACTAGCATAAACAATGTGTTTAGCATTGTTCTTTCTAGCTTCAGTTATCACCCTACTCATAAGTTTAGCGTGCCCTATGGTAGGAGGGTTGAACCTACCAAAAGCGAATACCAATGTGTTTGCCTTGTCTAATGCCTCATCGACCACCCTCGCTATGCTTTGGGTGTTTTCTTTTCGTAATGAATCTATTTCAGCGTCTGTAACTTCACCATCATCTAAAATCTTTTTACATTTTTTTAAGAATGTAAGATAATGATACTTCTCTAACATCTTATAGACTACATTTTTAGGTAATCTATTTTTAATACTATACTTTTTAATTTCATCTGGTGACATATCTGTATCAAATGCTGCTCGTCTTTCAGCGTCAACCGTATCACCAATGTTAATTAAATCTTGTAAGTCTTTTTCTATTTCATCCAACTTACCTTTAACTCTTTTTTCTAAATCTTTAATCTCTCCAGGTTTCAATTCTTTTAATTCATCATAATCAATTATATCTCTTTTTAATTCACCCTTTACTACATCAATTTCATCAACTTTTTTCTGAAAGTCTTTAAGATATAAGTTTATATCAAATGTAAAATCATCTGGTCGTTTAATAAACTTTTGGGTCTTAATATCAAACGCCGCATCCGCCTTAGCATTCTGGTCATCATAAGTTTCCTTATCTGTAATAAGATAATAATTAACTGGATGCTGTGTGCCTGGTATTAGTTTACCTTGTATGTTGTCTGGATTTTTAGCAGACAAAAATTGTTTTGATAATCTTATTCTTTCTTCTTCTTGTTTTTCTTCTGGTACATCAAACAATACATTAATATCTAAATCAGCGTCATTTCTATATCGTTTTGTTAATATAGAACCAATCAAAGTGTATTTTAAAACTGGATATTCTTTTTCAAATTCTTTCATCTGTCTATCAATCATATCTAAAACACTTTGTTTTAACTTTGGATTAATTGTATCAGCGTTATCAAAAACAAGAGGAGCGTATGTTCTTCTCGGTATATCAATTATTGATTCCCTTAACTGTTTAAAAGTTTTCATTTTCTACCTTTTAATTTTTCTATTGCTTCTCTATTTTCTTTTATTCTTTTATCTTGTAGGTCATCAATTAACTTTTGTAATTTTTCTGCTTTTTCTTCATCAGTATCTAAATGTAATTCTGAATTAATAATTTTTTCTAATTTTAAATTAGGTATTTTAGTATTAGGAACATATCGCCATGTATATCCCCTATCAGAATACACACCAAATACTGTTTCTTTAACTCCTATCTTCACTATAATAGCGTCATTTCCATCTAACAAAACTTTATCACCTTCGTTAAATGCACTATTCATACGAAACTTTATACCAATCATTAAGTTTTGGGCAAAATCTTTTAACCAAAATGCAATTACCAAGGATAACAATATTGCTATCCAAGGCAATAATAATTCAGTTAATTTAAGAGCTTCGCCGTCTATAAAACTATTCATCTGGATTATGCTTTCCTAAAATGCTAATAATTTCCCAACTACCGTCATCATAATGATGAACATGAGCATCCACTAAATCACACATAAACGCCAACGCTTCGCCATCAATTTGATATTCAATGTTATTGATTTCTATTGTGTCTGTGTCTGCTGCTTTATTTCGCCATTTCTTTTCTACTGTTCTTTTTGTTTTCAAACAATCTGACATACTATCCGCACCTTTATGGTCAATCAAAGTACCGTCTGCAAATACACATACAGCAAAAACAATTTCAGGTTCTGACATAGCACCTTCTTCAATATGTTTGTGGTCTAACCATTCACCTTCAATATGTTCGTGTTCCTGAATTGTAGCATGACTATGGTCATCACCAGGTAAACATTGTTCGTGCCCTTCTTCACCACAACCTGAACAGGCTGCCCATACTGAAACACTTGTAATAAAAGTTAGTAAAAATACTAACAGTCCCAACTCTTTAATGTATTTCATTTTTCTCTCCTAGTTTATTCTTACTGACTTAATACAACTTTCTTTTTAAATTTTTCTTTTTTTCCAGCATTCCAATCTAACATTTCATCTACAGGAACATCTGCCGTAGTTCCTTTTACAATTTTAGTACCTGAAGGTACATCATCTGGATCGTTATACATAGTCTTTACTTTGCCATCTTCCATTTCAATAATTTTTAATCCACATTTTGCTGACTTTTTCTTTCCGTCAGAACTTTGTAAGATACTTGTATCTCTTCCATTTTCTATGGCTCTTTTATCTTTCATACACTCACTTAACTTATCATAAGGAATATATTGTGTCATGCTATTAGTTTGGTCTGTAACATCTCCAAATACAAACATGACCACTATTAAAATCATCTCTTTCATTTTGTTCTCCTAATTTACTCCTTCACTATTGTACCCATTACTAGCACGGATTTTATCTTTCAATGTTTCGACATCTTTTAACAATTTTTCGATATCGGTTTGTAATCTTTTGATGTTTACACTATTGTTCATCATCCCGGCCATTTCTTCTTGCATAGATTCCACTTGTCCTGATAAAAATTCTATCAGCATATACTGTTCACTATCCGCAGGGAGTGTTCCCATTTCACCTCGTGGCCATTTAATTCTAAATTCTGTGTTTTCAGAAACATCACCATCTTTTAAACTTAAAATTGTACCATCAAGTCTACTAGTTTCGTTAGTAATATCTTCTTTAATTAAGATGATACTTGTTTCAGCCTTGTTTAATCTTTCAACAATTCCAAAGTAAGCCCAGACTCCTAAACCCACAGCAACAACAATAGAAATTAAATTCCTCATCGGCATTGCCACGGATGTATTATCGCTTATTTTCATGGTTATCCTTTCACCCAATCTTTGGCAACATTAAAGTTTGCTCGACTAAATTCTAATCTATCAACAAGTTTAACAGCGCCTGATTTTTTAATTGCTACATACCCCTCAGGATTTGTAACTTTGTATCCATTTTTTGTTCTTAAAAAAGACCCAATACTTTGAATCTTATTTAACTTATTTAATAATACAGCTTTCGCTGATTGAAATGTTATGTATGTTGCGATTGCAAAATATAGACCATCTCTATTTGGTCTTAATATTTTCATACCGACTTCTAATATTTCTTCGTATTTTTGTTTTGTTGCTTGTGTCTTTTTACTGTTTATTTCTTTCTTTAATCTATTAATAAAAAACACTTCAAAATTATTTGCTAATCTTTTCGTACCTTCTATTTTAGTACCTTGTCTTATATATGTATTAAAAAATGTTTTTAATTGTATACCTAATGATAAAGGTCCTTTATCTTTTTTAATTAAGTCTATAAATGAACCTGCTTTATAAGCAGAACCTTCTGCCATTTTAATGATATTATTAAATGCAGTTTCTTCGGTAGATGTAAAGCCAGGATCCTCTGATTGTTTATATGTAGCGTCATCAAAGAATACATTTTTATTTTTCTTTAATGAACTTACACTAGCACCAAAAGTCGCACTTAAACTTGCCATAGTTTTACCAGAGTATGATGTATGGAATATAATTCCAATCTGTGCCTTTTTAATACTATCATAAATTGAACTACCAAACCATCCACTCTTAACAACTGGTACAGCATATGTGATTGTATTAGGTGTAAAAATAATAGATTTCTTACCATCTACTACAGCAGTTTTTTTATCACTACTTGTAAACAATAAGTCGCCTTGTAATACTCCTTTGATACCTAATTTTGGAAGATACTTTAATGCAACCATCAATTTGTCTGCCAAGGCACCACCATGATTTCTCTTGATGTCTGCATTTGTATAATTGATTTTAGGTGTTTTATTAAAGATAGATTTAGTGCCGACAAAGAACTTGCCGTTTTCTGGATTGATACCACAGAATACAGCGGGAGCACCGTCCCACTTTACTGATACTGTTGACCCACCTTTGCCTCCTTGAAGCATATTCTTGATAGACTTTAAAAATTCAATTGAGGTCTTTGCCCCTTTAGTTCCATTATTAATTATTTCGTCTTCCAAGTGTTCAAGGTGTGTATTTCTATCTTCTACTAGATATTCTTGAAACCCTTGCATTTAGCACTCTCTCCATTTAATATTATCATAGTATATTTATATTATATCACACTTTAATACCGAAGTCAAGCACTATTCTACCTTGACAAAGTAAGATGACATATCTACATTAGACATAGCATACCGTAATATTTGGGTGCTAAATCCCTTTACTGCTACAGTATCTGCCCATTTAATTGTATCTAAAAATAATAAACACATATACTTACTAAAATAAAAAGAAGGAGCAGCATTTCTTCCTTTTGGATTTACATATCCATCTGCTAATTCTTGAAACTGTTTAAATGTAATCGTTGTTTTAACTTTCTTATTATTCTTACTATGATTAGAATATTTGACATATAAATCATACATTTTTCTCTTATCAACATTACGGATTTCTGACCATTTATCAACTTCACCTGAATGACCAATTGCTTTCTTAAAAAATTCTTGGCAATAATAATTAACACCTCCGCCACCTATCTTCCCGGCGGCAGCTGTTGCACCTTTTACTTCTCCCTGCCAAGACTTTGTACCATCTGTTGACCGAAGTTGCATTAACTTATTATTAGTAAATTTAATATAGAGGTCAGCAGAACTAAAAAAGTCATCAGCTGATCCTTTAGGATTTGAACCAAAAGAAAACTTATCAAATCCTACATCTGTATTTTGTTTTCTAGTTTTGGCAGTTGCACCTATATTATATGCAGATACTTTTGGTGTAGCACCTACTTTTTTCAAAGAAATTCCTAAAAGTTTTTTCTCTTGGGCAAGTTCCCATACTTTTTGTTTCAATAAATCAAAAGTTAGTACACAATTATTTTTTCTTGCCACACCAAAATCTAAAACTTTTGATGATTTAGGATCAGGATTCAATGTACTCATCCATATATCACCTGGATTCCATTTATCGTTACTAAAACTAGCAGGTGCTTTTTTATGTTCTTGTTGTTTATCCCAATCAAAAGCAACCTTTCTTGCTGCATAGATAGCATCCATAAAAGGAGAACCTCTATGAAAATAAACAGGTTTGGCCCAACCTTTTCCTTCTTGACTATTATAAATTACATTAGCGGTTTTCATAAAAACATTTAATTCTTTACCGTTTGTACCTAATGATGTCCAGTCCTCAATTTTAGGATCACTAATAAGGTCTCTTACTGCTTTTTGTGTTTTATATGTAGGTGTATCACAATATTGTATATTGTCTTTAGATGAAAGGTCTTTTACTGTACAGTTATCTACTGTTAAACTTCTTCTATTACTATTATATAATAAGGACATATAATAACATTGGAGAGATTCAGTCATTTCGGTCTTTTGAGCACCACCACCTGAACCACCACCACCACCAAATTCAGGTGACTTAAATAAATCACCTAATTTAAAATTTTCGGTACCTGATTTGAATAAAGGTTCTCTGGATCCTGTTAATTCTTTAAGTCCGTCTTTATCTTTTTTCTTGAAAATTATTTCTGTTGCTTTGTTAATAAATTTTAACTTGATATTATCACCATTTTCCATATCAAATGGTTTACCATCGGCAATCTTACTGACAATTAATTCAAATCGCCATTCTTTTCCTGTTTTCGTTAAATCACTAACTTTTAACTCTGCCATAATCTCTCCTTATACTGCTATTTATATAACAGAACGGAGAGAATGTCAAGCAGAATCTTTAGGTTTACGACCTTTAAATACTAGTGAAACTCTAAACTTATCACCCTCAACTGACCTTGCTACATGAGGTATTCTAGCGTCAAAGACTACAACTCTACCTGCTTTTGGCCAGTATGATTTAACAATATTCATTTCAGGACTTCCTGAGAAACCATATGGTGTATTAACTGCCAATGCTTGCATTTCGTCTGTAAGATTAGGTGTCCAAAATTCTATTGTGCCACCATCTTCTGGTCTCCAGTCAGGTGTAAGATACACAATAACTGTATATTGGTCACCAGTCCATCCATCAACATGGATGCCGCCTGATTGTCCTCCATAGTGTCCGTTAAGATAATGTCTAATCAAATCTAAACCTGGATTAACTTTATCCCATACCTCTTTAACCCAATCTTGTTCTATTTCATAATTTATATCTTCGGTATCACTACCACCTAAATGTATATGTTTATATCCAGATGTCTTTGCTTCTTTCTTCATCTGTGGTGTAGAATACCAACCGTCTTGCCAATCCAGTTTCATAACAATATCGTGATATCTTTTGATATCTTCTTCTGGAATTGTGCCGTCAGACGCTTGTATGATTTTGTGAAAATCACCACCTGCTAATGCTAAAGCAGGAAAAGTAAATTTCTTATCCGTGCCTGGTTGTGTTATCTCCATCAAAGTACCTTCAGGTAAATCTTTTGCTTCAACTTTAGTGGGTTCTTCTGCTGTTGCAATACCTGTTTTTTCTAAAGTAGATTTGTCGCCCTCACTTACTGCACCTATGTCAACTATTTTCGTCATTTTTATCCTCTTCTTCAAACAATATCATAGTAATTAAACTATAAATTGCCATGTCCATTAAAGTGTCTTTAATATTTTCTTCTTTAAATTTAAATTCACCTTTCTTTATAAAATTACTTATACGAGCATACTTATCGCCCATACGAATAACAGAACCTTGCCAAGCAGGGATACCTGATAATTCAGATAATCTGAAATTAGCAAAGATATCTTCGTTGGCACCATAATCGTGTCGCTTCTTATCGTGCAATTGTTTAATCACATCTATAATTTCATAAAATCTTTTACTTTGCTTATTCATATTTTTCCCAATGTTAAATGTGCAACAACACCTCCATGAGGTGCCCATTGTTTATGCTTATTTTGAAAGTCGGCAACTGATTGAGCCTCATCTTCAAATACCTTTTCAGCAATAATACTGCCGGTTGGGCGTTCAATAACTAACCAACGAACCTTACCTTTTCGTTTGCTCATTTTAGTTTCGTAATGAAACTGCTTGTCAACTTTCCTTTTAGGCATTACTCTAATGTTGTTTTTGGTTCTTCTTTAATCTCCGCTTCTGCAGGAAGATTTTCTTTTAAATATTTTGTATGATGTTCTAACAAAACTTTACAATTTTCAAATTCAATTTGTAATTGTTTCATTTTATTTTGTTGTGTTTGTGCTTGAACGACAGCAGTTTTAATTTTGTCATCAAGTTTAGTGTCATCATAGTTTTTACCATTTATATTTACAGTCATTTTTTACTCCTTTATATTAATTCAATGTCTGTTGCTGATTGCTTACCACGCTGTTCAGCAAGTTCGTATTTTATTGCTTGTCCAACTTCTAATTGTGTTATGTTTGCTTTTTCTAACGCTGATATGTGTAAGAAAGCATCCTTACTTCCATCATCAGGCGTTATAAATCCATAACCTTTTTTTGGGTCAAACCATTTTATTTTACCTTGTGCCATATACTCCTTTCTAAATTTTAAAGTCAGAAAACTGACCTAATTGTTTAAATTTATTATCTGTTGATATAGAGTCCCCTTGACCACTATCAACTAAATCTTCTTGTGCTGATTGCTCAACATCATACAATCGCATTTTAGACCTATCAACACCAACAATAAATTTTCTATTTACAGTTGGGTCATTATATCTATTCTTTAATTGTTTAATCATTATCTGATTTTTTTCTTCTAATTCTTCACTACTAATTAAAGCAAACATAAAGTCTGCTGTTGCAGGAAGACCAAAACTTTCTGATGTATCTTCTAAACCTACATCACTACTTACAAAACCACCTCTTGTAGTTTGTGTAGCAGAAAATATTGGTATATCATATTCAACTGCAAGACCTCTTAATTCTTCTGCAATTGCTTTTATGTATGTGTATGAATTAACATTTGCACCTGCTTTAAATCTTGCACTAGCACATATATTCAAATAATCTACAAATACAATATCTGGTTTAAATGATTTCTTTAATGCTAATTCACTTAATAAATTTTTAAAGTGTCCTGTATGAGCAGACGCTGTAGGATATTCTTTAATAATTAATTGTCCTGTTGTCTTACTTTGTAATTTATTAATCTTTGTTTCATACATTTGATATGGTAATTCTTCTAAATCACTCATACCAACATTCAATAAGTTAGCGTCTATTCTTTCAGCAATTCTTTCTTCAGCCATCTCTAAAGTTATATACAAAACATTTTTATTCTGTAATAAAATAGATGAGGCAAGGTGTGTCATAAACATTGTCTTACCAACACCAGTTCCTGCAAGACAAATATTTAAAGTCTTACTTGGTATCCCACCTCTTGTAATCTTGTTAAAAAACTCTAGGTCTAATTCTAATCGCTCTTCCTTTTTCTTATAAAAATCGTATCGTTCTTTTGTTTCTAGTAAATAATCGTGCCCAACTTTTTGGTCAAAAGAAACTGACAATGCTTGAGATAGCATTTCTGGAAGATACTCTGGAGTATGCTCTCTATCTTTACCATCAAGTATTTGAATGCCACCAAGTATTGCATTATGTATTGCTCTATCTTTACAAAACTTTTCTGTTGTATCAACTAACCATTTTTGGTCAATTTCTTCTTTATTTAAAGTAGCAATTATATCTGTAATCTTTTTATATTCATCTTCATTAATACTTTTATTACCATTAATTTCAATAGATAATGCTTCTTTTGATGGAAGACTATTGTACTTATGAACAAAATTAAATATTTCATTGAACAATACCTTTTCTAATCTATCAGAAAAATAATCCTCTTTAATAAAGGGTAAAACTTTTCTACAATATTCTTCGTTATGTATTAAGTTTTTAAGCGCTGTTCGTTCTATTCTTTCCATCTTCTTTCAATTTCTCATCTAATAAAACCACTAGTATATCACCAATGTGATTAATAAATTCTTGACTATCTGTATCTGCTTGGATTTTATTTTCTATGATTGTGTAATCAAACTTCATAGGCAACTTGTCGCCGACTGCTTCTGATTCAGGTGCAAATCCTACATTACCATATTTGTAAACTATACTAGCATATGGACCACTAATTAACTTTAGACCTGTAAAATCCTCACCTGGCTTTTCGACAAAGACATAATCTTCTCGGTGCTTAGGACTGGTCGTTTTATGAGGTTTTGGGTATTTCTGTTTCAACTACATCTCCGTATTTAAATTCTTTTTTACAAGCGTCATCAATTTGTTTTAATATTTCTTTTGTAAAGTATTTTGTTGGGTCATTATTAATTGTTTTACCAAATGTTTTTGAACCATCTGGTAATTCGATTCTTGTAGAAACTTGTTTAAATATATTATGTTTCAATGCTAAATCTAATAGACCATAGTATCTATCTAAACCTTTGTCATATGTTAATCTAACATCTACTACTTTATTCTCTTTTGTTAATCTGGATTTGTAATTTTTACAATGAATAATATTGCCAATGACTTCTGTTCCATCTTTCTCTTTTCTTTTTGACAAATAGATGATAGAACTGGCCGCATATTTGAGACCAGAACCACCACCCATTTCTTTTTGAGGGAACATACTACCGACAACATCATAAGTGTGGTTAGTAATTATAAGGGGAACTTTTGCTTTCCCAAGTTTTAGTGTCAATACTCTAAAGGCTGCTTTTACAATTTGTGCCCTTGTCATATCTTTTGTTTCTTTACCTGCTTGTGTATCTTCCATTTCTTTCGTGGTCGATAACATACCTAAACTATCTAATATCAATAGTAATGGTTTTCTATCTGCTGGGTCTTGTTCAATAAACTTGTCTAATACTGTAATTGCTTGATGTCTAAATTCTTGAACAGTAGTAACTGGCATAATAACCATACGACTACTATCAATACCTCTATCTTCAATAATTTCTTTTGTAACTGCTGATTCTGATTCAAAGAATATAACTCCGCCATTTGGATTTTTATCTAGGAAATTCTTACACATACCTAATACAAAGAAAGTTTTACCTGTTGCACTTTCTCCTGCTAATGCTGTAATCTTATTTGCAGGTAATCCATTATGGATACTACCTCCTAGTAATGCATTAAAGATATATGATCCTGTATCTATAAAGGAATCAACATCTCCTGAAGCACCATCTGATACTAAACTTGCATATTCATTACCAGTTTCTTTTATAATATCTTTCAAAAAATCACTCATTATCTTTTACCTCTACTTTGTATTCTTTATGTAATTCTTTTTTATTAAAGTTTTTAGCATACTCTTTTTCTCTAGCTTCGCCATCTGGCATACCGTCAATGTAAATAGAATCTAATTCCCACTTACCTTTCTTGCCATTTGTTTCTCTGGAGTAAACTGTAACTGTCATATTATTATTTTCTATTATACACTATCTATTTATCAAAGTCAAGCAAAGAAGGAATCCAATGTTGGTTTTCTGGAGTGTTGAAATAAATCAAAATCGTGTCTAAACTCTTCCGTGCCACTATCAACTCCTCTAAACACCCATACATTTTCTATAAACATTTTATTCATAAACTCATTTAATTCTTCTTTAGTTTTAAACTTTGCTTTACCTTGTGGTCGTTGCATAATTCTCATTCCAATTTGGCCCATAAATGAATCTTTAAACCTATCTACCAATTCATCTCCAGAACGATAACGAACTCCATTTACTTTCGGATCCATAATATTCACTAACATCCATCCGCCATTACTTAAACTATTCATAGTTTTTTCTGCAACTGGTAAATAGAAATTATCTCTCCAACTTTCATACTCATTAAACTTATGCCAAGATTGGTCCTCTTGATGTTCACCACCCTTATTATATTCTTCGGTAGAAAAGTATGGTGGGGAGGTAAATGCACAATCTATTTCTGGTAGTTTATCATATGGTAAATCTTCAGCACCACATCTCCATATCTGAACTTTTTTAGGTTTTTCTAAAAATTTATTGTATGTTGCAATCTGTTCCTGATATCTTTGATAAGTATTTGGATTTGGATCGCAACCATAATATTCTTCAGCGTCTGAAGCAAAGAAGCCTGCAAGTCTATCCCCCCAGCCACAACTTGTATCTAATACTGTTTTGGCATTTGTTATATCATAAATTGCTTTTGCAACTACTGGTTTAAATTGTGTTGCAATATATGTACCTAATCTAAATGCCGATATATAACTTTTATCATTCAACTCACCACCAAGTAATTGAACGCTTGTTGTCCCATCCAGTTCCTTAATTTCTTTGGATTGAACTCCATTTATACCTCTCCATATAGGCCCTAGACATTTCCAGATAGCATAGGCATCTCCGTTTTCCCATACTTCTTTCGGTGCTCTAAATCCATAGCTTCCACATTCCAATCTTAAATCTTGGTGAAAGTAGTTACTTACATCATTGTAAGTGCTTGGTCCATTAATCAAACCAAGTCCATATTGGCTATATGAATATTTGTAGTCGTCATATTTCTCAAAAACTTCTCTTTCAACTTGCTCATTTGGAATACAAATGGAGTTGGTATTAAACTTTTTTAAATCAAAAAAACATTCTCTCATTCTATCTTTGGATATTTCTTTAAGTGGAAATACTGGTCTTTCGGATGCAATATAATCGGCAAGGTGTGTTCTCATCTTCTCTTTACCGTACTCTTTGTTCAGTAATTCAAATGACTTATTGTCTAATAGAGGTAGTTTATCATCGCTAGCGGCGTCTAATAGACGGCTATATAGTGTATTATCTCTAATATAATGTGTAAAGGCGTTCTCTTTCATTTTTTCTCTTGTTCTTTATAATATTTGTATAGTTTAACATAGTATGCAAAACATCTAGGGTATTGGTCTGGATTCGGTAAATCTATATGTTCAAACATCTTTAAAAATTCTTCTACTTGCTCATCCGTCATTTAAAAAAACCCATCCAATGTTGCTTGTCTTTCAAAATTCCATCCGATTGCATTAACTATAAATCGCAACGGTTCTAAAAATGATTTATCAAACTGACTATCATAATCAATATAACTATGCAACTTAAATTCTTTTGGTAATACAGATGGGAAAGATATAACTTTTTCTCGTAATGGATTGGGTTCTTTTAATGCCACAAATTTAATCTTATCACCTTCATTTACTTTTTCATATTTTACTAATCCATTCTTCTTCAATAAGTTATTATATAGTAATGCACCTTTCACATGGATTGGCGTTGACTTTTGATAAATGTCTTTTGTTGAAGAATACTTTTTAAGATTATTACAAGAACGAGGATATGCAATTTCTTCAGGAGATAATTTTCTAAAATGATTTCTAAACTCATCTATAAATTGTATTAATGCTTGTTCATCTTTGGACATAATAACTTTTAATGCTTCTTTAATTTTAATTCTACAAGGGGCAGGTGTTGAACTCTTAACTGCTTCAATACCCATAATCTTTAACTTTGGTTCTTTTAAATCTACACCTTCTTCATTGAACACATTTAAAATATATCTTTTCTTAGCAGTCCATATACCTTTGTTTGCTATGACTTCTCTTTTCATAATCGTCTTTTGGTCATATGCACTTACATATTTAGCAAGTTTATCAAAACTCTTATCAATTTCTTTTTGTAATTTTTCTTCACAAAATTTATCCAGAACTTTGACAATCTTTCTTGTATCAGATTTATCTTTAAATATTTTATCTACAACAGCACCAAGTTTAATATAGATAGAATCAGTATCAGAGGCAACAACATAAACTACATTTTTTGTTTTTAATAAAGTATTTAAGAACTCATTAACATCTCTTTCAATCCATCTAATAGTCAACTGACCTGCCATAGTAATACCTTCAGCATGGCGAACATCATAATATCTAAAATACTGATTACCAATAGCACCATAAGCACTATTCAAAGCAATCTTTCTTGCCAATTGTATATTGTGATTAGCAGCAATATCTTTTTCATATCTCTTATCGCCAGTTTCTTGATACATAGTTTTTGCTTTAATCATTTTCTTTTTATAAATCACTCGTTCTTTATAAAGTGTATTCATTAATTCAGGAAGAAAACCTTGTTTGTCGGTTCTAAATTGAGCACCGTTTGGTGTAATTGTTCTTGTATCTAAATTTGATAAATCAGATTCTTGATTCAACATCTTTTCTACACTCACTCTATTCGGTTCAAAGTTAACCATAGTTTCAGGAGATATATTATACTGCATAATTAAATGTGGATACAAACTATTCAAATCAAAACTACAAATCCAATCGTGAAAACCTACAACTGGATCCTTAACATATGCACCTTCATATCCACTTGTCTTTTGTGCTTCTTTAATAGCAGGGCAAACAATATTTTTAGATTTTAAATGATTAAAGATAATGGTATCCCACATACGAACTTGAGCAAAACAATCTTGATAATTTACTTTTGCTTCATAAGCCATTGTTAAATGTAATTCGATAAGTTTCATTTTATCTTCCAACTTATCAACTAACTCCACATCTTGGATATTATATTCTACAAATTGTTGATAATCGTTTTGATAAAACTCTTTGAAAGTATCATATGGATTTTCATTTTTATTTTCACCCAATTCTACTTCACCAATATAATCTAGTTTATA